CACCAAAACAAAAACAATGAATGCCCAGATTAGGGCTCATAGAATCGTAAAGATAAGAATTATTTATTTTTAAAAACGCTAAATAGCTTACTAAATGGCTTATACTTTTCAACAAATGCAGTGTACAAAGCTGCGATGCCACCACCACCAGCAAATTGTTGACCCAAAGTAAGCGAGGTTATTATTCTTTTTATTGATGTAAAAAATTGAAACACAAAATTTCGCTTTGTTTTTTGCTTCTCTTTTTGTTTTTCTGTTTTGGCGTGTATCTTTTCAATTTTACGCTTTGTTTTTAGCGCTTTTTTTGGCGCTTGAGCCTCTTTTGCGCTATAGATATAGATTGTATCACTTATCGTGTCTTTTGCGCTCAAACACGCAGATAATACCCTCTCACAATCGTGGAGATTGCTTCTTAACTTCTTCTTGTTGACTTGTGCTTGACTCGTTCCAAATAATAGGATAATTAATATTGCTTTTTTCATATTTAAAATAGTTTATTTATGGGTAAAAGTATTCCTTTGCTTGTATTCATATCCCCGCCCTTTTTATCTCTATTGGTATTTAGATATTCTCTACATCTTTCTTTTAGCAAAGTTGTTTTTATTAAATGCCAAGTATCTCCAAAAACAAAGCAATAATAATCTGCTTGGGTTGTGCTTATTCCACTTGGTTTATTTCTGCTTTCATATTCAACAAATACATTCCCAGTAGTAAGTGCTTGTAAATCATATTTTACCTCAATTTTAGCGCATTGAAAAATAGCACCCAATTCTTTTTCTTTTACTTGCCCTACTTGTAAATCATATTTAAAGTCATTGTTGTACTTCATAACCAAATCGGCGTAGATGTTTTTCTTTTGCCATCTATTTCTTCAATGGTAAACCCTCTGCGACCTTTAGCAAAATTAACTGAAACCCACTCACTACTCGGAGATAACGCCATATAACTGTTATACTCAAATTTAGGATTACTTGCGTCTTGTATGTGCTGGTGCGAATCGCCTTTACAGAATACCACTTTATAGTTGTGTAATTTATGGGTGTCAATGTAGCTTATTATGTGGTCTTTAGCTTTGTCATTTAGTTGTGCCTTAAAGCCGAACTTCATAAATTCTTTTTCCTTTCCGTGCGACAATAAAAAACACCAATCGTTTATAAAATAGTGTGAAATAAACTGCGGGTAAATATTGTATTCAACATCTGGAAGCAAGTATTTCAATGTTTCTTTTGCCCCAATATTTACTATGTGTTCGAAATCGCCACCGTGATTAGAGTTTACTACATTGTGGAACTCCAAAGGAACGCCAAGTTCTGCCAATTCTTTAGCTAATGCAACTTTAAACTTAACACCAACATTATAAGCTTCAACATTGCTCATATTCTGCGGTATTTTATGGTTTCTTCTCGTTGTCATTGCATCAAATCCATCCATAAAATCCCCATAGTCATCTATAACTATTTTACAATGCCCATCAAATTTGTATTTAATTTCCGAAACCATTATCTCAAGCGTTTCAAATAATAATTTTTCATTCCAAACTCCATTGCCGTACAAATCATTTTCAATGTGCATCGCTATGTGTAAATCCGTATACACAACTCTTAACACTTTATTGCTCGTAGAATTGATTTTAGGCGTGTTTAAGGGCTTTAAATCGCAGTCCTTTAATGTTTGCTCTATTAAGTCTTTATTTAGCTTGAGAAGGGATTTATTCTGGCTTTCTTTGGAGTAGATTCGCCACTCTTGCCCTGTAGTAACATTAGTACTTAATCTTGATAACTCTAAACCATCGGGAACATCTAAAAAATTTTGTTGTTGTAGTTTCTCAACTCGGCTTATGACATTTCCGTTTTTGTCATATTTGCGCTGCGTTTCTACAAAATTTCTATGGGTGTAGAAATACTTGTTTAACGACATATGGTGTAAGTTAGTGAGTTGAGCTACTCGTTTAAACCATCCGTTGTTACTTTCCGAATCTAATTTCGGATACGTTGTTAATGCTTGCTTGCAATTCATCATTGTTTTGTGTTTTTGTTTGTTTATAAAATTGTAAAAGTCGTTTGTAATAGCAAATATAAGTAATATTTCCGGAATTGGTTTCCAAGAATGAAATATGGGTATCTACGAACTTCTGGGCGTCTACTATGGTACCACTATCTAAATGAGTGCCATCGTAGTCTTTGAGGTTTAATTTTTGTAGATTTTTTTTTAAGTCGTTAAATTTCACGAATACAAATATACGATATTATTTGTATTTTTCTATTAGGTGTGCGTATTCGGGTATACAGTCGTAACTCGGACATTCCTTGATGCGTTCCCACGAATCCACTATACCGTTTAAATTCTTGTCGGGCGATATATCCCTATGTCCGAGTATCTCAACATCATCTATACGCTGAAACTGTTTAAGGTATAGTAAGGCATTCTCAATCTCGCAAATTAAGGCTTCTTTCTGCTCTTTCGTGCGTGTGTCTTTAGCTTTGTGTACGTTTTCTCGCTCTACGCCACCGATATATGCCACGTGTATACTTGTTGCGTTGTACCCCTTAACTCCGTTAGTAACCTTATAGTACGGAGCCAACTGAAACACCTCGCCATCTTCAGCGATAATACGATGGTAGCCAACGGATTTCCATCCGATACTTTTCCAATACCTTTTTATTCCCTCTACGCTGCCAAACCCAGCTGTGCAGTGCACGAATATGCGTTTAATTTGCCTCATATCTTCAAATTTATTATCTATCCAATCTGTAAAATCAATCATTTATTTACTGTTACTCTAAAGTTTAAACCCGCTATTTGTTCTGACGCCATTCTTATCAGATTCTTTTCCTTTTTACTATATGGTTTTTCGTTATGAGTTGCAAAAGAGTAGTATAAGATTACGTGCTTCTCCTTTGTTAGCGGATACCTCGCTTGAAAACTTACCGCACTATGCTTTACCTGCTCTTCTTGATAAAAAGTTTTTAAATCGCAATCGTGCATTTCATTCACGTCTAAATAAATTAAACTCTTATCCATTTCTATTTTATCAAGCATAGATTTGTAAGGTGCGTCGAACCGAACGTGAATATATTTTTTTGTAGCTCCCAAAGACAAAACCATATACATTCCGCTGGAGTGCCTTTCAAGAATAGCCGTTGTGAATGTCAACGGATTAACTCCACCATTCTCCGCCTTAAATATCACAAATCTATCAACCTTTGTCTTTTCAAATAGTTGGTTGATGATTTTATCTAAAGTATTGATTTCGGGCAAACTTAAACTAATATCAGTTTTGATTTGGTTTTGAATTGCCGTTAATTCATCTTTTAAATCTTGATTTTCTAAAAAGTATTTGAGCCAAATACCAAACATTGTAAAAACCCCGGTGCAAAAAGACCCGAGAAACAACCACGCCCCACTCGCCATCCTATTTAAATTTGTGCGTTTCTAATTAATTTTGCTTTCTTCAATATAGACTCTAATATACTCCCAAACGATAAACCTATAACATAATAGATGTACATCGGATTCTCCGTCTTCATACCATCTGGCAGAAAGTTTAACCCAAGCCAATGCACAAAGTCCTCTGTGAACACAATAATAGGAAAAGACATTAAGAAAAATGACACCGCACTATTATAGTTGTCGATTAGCCAGAACTTCCACGACACATCAAACGGCGTCCTATCGGAATACTTATCTCTAATGCTAAACAGAAACCATTTGCTCGTCACAAACGCCAAGAAAAGAAAAAAGAAAGCAGCCATAATAAAGCTACTATCTATTCCATTGGTTAGGTAATCTTGAACGTAAGTACTATCCATTACATTATAATTATTTTGTTTATTATTTGGTTATCTCTTGACTCTCCTTTCCATAGTGCCGGCTTGGTGTTGTCTAAGTAAGTAATCATTTGACGCTTGTACTTGGTCGCCATATTCATTGCCTCACGCTTTGCGAACTCCACGTTGGCGATTTGCTCGTTACTACCTTGAGCAGTTTGTGCGCCTTTATTTCCAGTCTTAATGTGATTAGCTTTGCTCAAATAAGCCTTTACATTATAAGCGATATAAGGCTTTAAATAGGTGTCTATAAGCGTTGTATAACTCGCTGGATTAGCTACCACATCATCGTAAAAATCAGCACCAAATAAAGACAATACTTGCTCCCATTCTACTAATTGGATAAGGTTATCCTTTACCGCGTTTATGTCAAACGTATTACTAAATGCTAACGCTTTTATCTCTGCTTTACTCGCTATCATTTCCCACTATTATTTTAGCTTGTTCTTCATCCATTCCCATCATCATTAGCAACTCATAAACTGCTGCTTCGCCGATTATATCCTTTTTCTCTAATAGCGCAGTAATAGCCGCCAAGTCGTTTACCACGTTCATCGGCGATTGATTGTTAAACATTACCTCTCCCTCGTATGCAGTACCTTTAAACGCTTTCTGCAAGGCTTCCATTATAATATCTTGCTCGTTTCTAATCAATCTCTCGGCTAACTCCCACTCGTTTCGTAGTTGCTGATTGTTTCCTAAAGTTCCTGCACTCTCTAAACCCGCCAAGCTTCTAAACCAACTACAAGCTTTTACGATGTTGTTCTCAACTAACTTCTGCAACTCAATAAAACTGCCCTCTTTTTGCATAGGGTAGGTAATATATTCGGGTGCTTCAACATCTCCACTCTTTGGTACAATTAAACTCTTTCCGCTTCGCCCTTGACTTGTGCCTTTAAGCTGACTTTCTAACTTTTGTTTCTGTCTTGCTAAACCTTTCTCTGCATCTCCATTGGCATCGGTAGTATCTCCAAAGTCAAACATTAAGATACTGGACAAAGTTACTCCGTTCTCGAACTGATTAGCATTGTACTGACCTATAAGACTCTCAACTTGCGCATCGAAAAACGCACCACTCCACATAGGCAGAGGATAATCTATCATTCCACTTTCATATTCCATAATAGGAATAATGGTGCGCCCCTCTTCATCGTAGTTAGGGTACAATGTACGCTCTATTGGGCGTATTCTCGTATCGTTCCAGTCTTTGCTAATCGCTACTGCTTCGGGTTTTTCACCTAAATACTCCACAAATCGCACCTGCGAAGCATCTAAATGGTAAACGAATACCTCGCTACCCTTACGTATTGCTTCAATAAAGCCATAGCCATACGTTCTGCGGTCTTTAGCTACTCGTTTAGACAACTCAAACCAGTTGTAATACTTGTTTAAGTCCTTTGTTAACTTGCGCTCTAACTGCATATTTTCAGTTAATAACGCACCATAGCTTACATACTCGGCAAACGAGTTAATTACCGCTTTTAATGTGCTACTTTCTTTAGCTAATTTAGATACCTTTTGAGGAAATAGATTGTTATCTACTGTAGATACAATTCTTAATCCTTGTTTGGTAACTATCTTCTGCTTATCTGTGTAGTCGGGTAACTGAATTACGTTATTCGTTACTTGGAAGCTTGCTTGCTGACTTTTTCTTGGATGGTTTTTTATTCTCTTCTGCACGTTCGATAAATCTTATCAGTTTGGTAAATTGTGGTAACAAGCTATACTTGTATATTAACTCCGCTGAAAGGGTGTTGGTGTCAAGGATACCAAAACCCTTAACACCAAATTTTTTCCCTTTATACTTCTTCTTGTAAACCCACATATTAAACAGATGTTGCTGCTATTAATTCCGCTACGATTTCCGCTGGAGTTGTAGCTGGAACAGTTGCTCCGCTAATACCACTCAATACACGCAAAAACTCGCCTTGCTCCGCCATCATAGTAAATGAGAATAAGTTATCGTCTGCTTTTGCTCTACCACTTGTAGACTCTGCACTCATAAACGCTGCGAATGCCTCATCGCCAAACTCTTCATCGTATCCGACAAACAATAGTCTGTCACCATCGTACAAACGAGCAACCATATACTGCTCACAACTATTTTTAATTGCTTGTAATTCTTTACGTTGTTCTTTTGTTGGGTTAGATACTGCAAAGTTTACCTCTACTTGGTTACTTCTCTCCATTGCTTCCGTTACTTCACATTCTCCACGCTTGAAATTGATTTTACCAAAACCAGTACCTGCCGCTGCAAACGTGATGTCTGTAATGTCGTGGTCAGTCCCTAACGTGATGCTTGCAATATCTGCAACTGGGATTGTATAGAGTTCTTTGACTCCTGCCGTTCTTGGGCAGTTTGAACCTGCCACCGCCGCTAAACTTAAATTTGCTGCCATTTTATATTTATTTTTTTGTTGTTAAAAGGGGATGAATTAACACCCCCTTAATTAATTAATACTATCGGAATAAAACGATGTCCTCTCCGTTGGTGTAGTTTACGTCAAAAGCGTAATCACATCTGTAACGAACTGTTCTATCTCCAGTCACTTCGTACTGAGGTAAGATAGATACGTTATTCCACTCTGCATCTAAAGCAGTTCCAAAGTGTAGGTTAGATACGTTAGCTGCTACGATTGTGTTTGCAGATACGAAAGGCAAAATAGCCAAACGATTACCTAAGAAATCCAATTCTTTAGCACCAATGTAGTAAGAACCTGCTCCGTTAGCTGCTGCTGCTTGAGCCAAAGAATAAGCTTTGCCTAAACCTTTGTTACCGAAGATATAGAAGTCTGGGTCATCTTCTACTGACTCGCTCAATCCGTTGTATACGCTTGTTAATACAGATAAAGCGTTAGATGCGTTGATGTAGTTGATGTCCCCACTTGTAAAAGTTCCGGTAAAAGCAGTTGACGTGATATTGATAGAGAAAGTAGTTCCACTCAATACTGTGATAGCGAATGATTTACCCTCTAAATTATCGTACCAATCTGTGCCAGTTGACTCAACGATTGAAGAAAAAGTAACTACATCACCAGTTTTAAGGTTAGATGTATCTGCCACTGTTGCAACTGCTGGACCTGCTTTAGTTATTCCAGTTACCGCTACTTTATCAGAATCCAATTTGCTTACATCTGAACCAGCTTCCATCAAAGGAATAAGACCAGTTACTACATTAGAAGAAGCAGAAACGGTGATTTTAGATAACTCACCAGCAGCTACTGAACCTCTCCAAATAGAAGCGTCAATGAACTTAGAACGAATCAAAGCTTGTTGCTCAATTAAAGCCTCTTCGATAGTTGCAGGTGGAACGAAATCGCCACCACGTCCTCTTGGCTGCTGAGCAGCGTACCAAGTAGCGTTCAATGATTGGTAATCGTACTCAACTGCTTCCATAAATTTCTTCGGGTCAAGGTATTTCTCGCCCAAAGTCATAGAACCTGCGCTATTGAAAGCTGCTACAGAGTCTTGTACGTTAATTGTGTTAGCCATAGTCTTAACTACCGCTCTTGAGTCAATATCAGTATGTACTGAAATCAATCCGTTTTCAATCGTTCTACCTCGTAGGACCGACTGAGCTATTATGCCTTCTAAATCCTTACCGGCATAAGTGTTTGGTGAAATTGTTGGTGTTGCCATTATTTAATAAAATTTTGAAAGTTGTTAAAATGTTGCTTCCAAATAGGGTCATTAACGCTATTTGTCTTATTTGATTTTGTTGGAGTAGGCTCAACGAAATTCTTAAAAGCCTCAGCGATTTCATTCTTGATAACCTCGCTTAGGTTTTCTTTTTTGTCTTCTACTACTTCCTCCTCCATTGGCTCTTCTTCTGCCTCTTCTTCTTTAGGCATTAATTCAGCCATAGCTTCTTCTAAAGCTACGATTCTTGACTCAAGTAGTTGCATTACTTCATCTACGATTGCCGTTTGTTCTTCTGGTGTAACCTCGTTGTCCACTTCGTTTTCAGCAGTTGGCTCATTCTCGTTAGAGATTTTGTTCCAAATCTTCTGAAGCAAAGTTTTTTCTTCAGTCACAACTGGTGTTGTTTCTTCCATTTTTTCTTCTTTTTGATTTTTTATAAAATTAGGTACTAATAAGTCTTTATTCACGAATGTGTCACGAGAGTAGTTAGCTACTTTTTTAGTCTCCCACTCTTTGCCTACAAATCCGTATTTTTTCGCTTCTTTAAAGTTTAGATATTCGCCGTGCCCACCATTGCGTTCCATTAACTCGTCAATCACTTCTTTTTCTACGCCCAAGTTCAAATATGCTTGATTGATTGCGCCTTGCCATTTTTCAAGGTCGTTAATCATATCTTGCATATCGTTCTCATTGCCCTCAACGTAACTCATAACCTTATGAACAAGGAATAAACCAGTATTGTCCATATAAATGTTCTTTACGTTGGTAGCTGCACTTCCTATAATAGTAGAAGCCGAAGCGTTTACACCTCTATAGTATGTATTAATCGTTGCACCGCTATTCTTTAATAGGGAATAAATAGCTAAAGCGTGACTAACATCTCCGCCCAAACTCTCTAAAGTCACATTGATTACATCAACACCTAAATTCTGCAAGGCTTTAATCTCCTCTGCTTTCTGTTCGCTTGTATTGGATTTATACTCCTCGTATGTATCCGCCCAAACGTTATACCCTATGTCGCCAAATATCTCAATATCTGCGACATTATCGGTTTTCTTTATGTTTAAAAAGGGTGTTACTTTCATATATTGTAAAGATAAGTACTTATAATTATAATTTTTGTAAATTATCTATTAGTAATGTTGTAAATAGTTTGAAGCGATACGCCATACTTTCGAGATAGCTTATTCCTCAACTCCATAACGCTAATTCTGCCAGTATTTTGATTGTAGAAATCTGCCTTTATTACTTCTTTAATTCTGTCCTTATGGTATAACCCTTTATCGGCTAAACCTAACGCCTCGTTAATATGTCCTTGCTTGTTCAACATTTGATACTTTTGTTTGTAGTTTGGTAAAATCTTGCTCTACGTTGATGACTTGCAGTTGTCTGTTCTCCGTTACGCTAACTAACTCGCTAACCCCTCTGCTCACTTGGTCGCTTATCGTTCCAGTTGGAGTAGGTGCTATATATCCGCCCTCTGCGAACATCTTCGGAATACGCATATTATTCAAAGCATTCATAAAATCCACTCCATAGTTGTCTACTGTGCTTTTCTTTACGATGTACTCGCCACCCTCTGCCTCAAATCCACCACGACCAGCTACACTAAACGGCACTCCGCCTTGTGAATGACTTGCACCTTGAATAAGTCCGCCATCCTGGAACTTCTGCGCTGCGATTGTAGCTACTTGAGCAGCACCCAAAGCACCAATAGCGACAGCGTTTGCAGTTCTTAATACTTGTAATGGTGTAAAATCAGTAGTTTGCGAGAGTGTTGCTAACACCGCTTGAGCAGTATTAACAATAGCCATACTCACTTGCATTGCTTTCTGTCGTTTAAAGGCTTTACGCTCTATTTTCTCAAGTTTTTTATCTGCTTGTTCTTGGCTTAAAACTCCTGCTTCTACCTGCTCTTGAATTTTTTGTTTATTACGCTCAGTAATAGTAGTCATTAAGTTGCCTAAGTTAGTTAGAGTGTTTGATACTTCGCCTAAAGAAGCCTTTAATTTCTCACGCCCCTCTTCTCCTAATCCTAAACCTTCAACTAAATCAATTCCCTCAATTCCTTCATCTGCATTACCTTGAATGGTATTTTGCAATTTTTGCATTTCGGCATTTATCTCGTTAAGTTGCTTTTTAAGCGCTGTTTCTTCTTCTGGTGTTAATGGCTCAATAAGACCACCACCAGCATCAGCGGTTAATCCGTCTAATTCTGCTTTAATCATTGTAGCTTGATTGGTTAAAGACTCCAACTCTAACTGCGCTTTTTGTTGTTGGTATTTTCTTTCGATTGCCAGTTTTTGTTCAGCAGTTAAATTGGCTTGTTCTAACTCTCTAAACTTTTTATAGTCCAATTCTGCTAACTCATTTTGTAAATCTTCTTCCCTTTGTTGTTCTTCTTCTTCAATAGCTTTTAACTTTAACTTTGCTATCTTGTTTTCACTCTCTGCTATAATTGCTTGGCGTTCTAACTCACTTAAACTTGTTTCAGCTAACTGCGCATCTCGCTTGTTCTTTTCTATTTCTATTAATGTAGCTACTTCATCTCCTCCTTGCGCTTGGATTAGTTTTAACTGCGCTGCAAGGTTTTCTTTTTGCAAAGTATATCGTTCTGCTGCTATCTGTTTTTCCAATCGGACTAATCCACTCTTTTCATTTGCTTGTGCTTGTAAAAGTGCTATTTCTTTTTGCGCTAATTCTTCTGCTTCATCTGCATTATCCGTAGCTAATGCACTTCTTCCTGCTTGTATGTCTTTTTCTACTTGTGCAATGTAGGTAAGATTTTTAAGTTTTTCGGTTTCTTTTTGTTTAGCTTCTTCTAATTTAGCAATAATTTCATCTTGAGTTAAATTAGCCTTATCCGCTGCATCTGCTCTTAACTGCGCTATCTCGCCCTCAAGTATTGCGTTATCTTTCAATAGTTTTCTACGCTGGAATACTAAATCATTTTCTTTTTCTTGTAGTGCTGCCGCCTCTTCTGCATCGTCTAAAATTTCCGCATAAAAACCTTTTGCCGATTCTTTTGTTGACTCCCACGCATCGCCTAAATTTTCTACACCTGCTTGTGTTTTGCCTATTACATCTTCTACTCCACTTGCACCTTGCAAAATTGCGTTGCCTAAATCCTTAAAGCCATCCTTCATATTATCAAGACCACCGCTAAATATTTTAACGATTGCCTTACCAGCTAAACTAAAAGCCTCGAGCCTATTCATTATGTTGTCTTGAATAGCATCTCCAATTCGCTTAAATACGTCGCTAAGTTTTAATTCTTTAACATTGTTGAACGCATCAAAAATAACCTTACCAAAGTCAGCCATTTTGCTCGTGATATTAGCAGTAACACTACCTAAAGCAGCCATAATAACTTTGAGTTTCATCGCACCTTCTTCCGTGCTTTTGAAATAAGCTACTAAACTCCCTACCACTACCACGAATGCACCTATACCAGTAGCAATCAATGCGAGTTTAAACACGTTCATTGCCACCTTCCCGGCTAATGTTGCTACGTTTAACGCTTTCTGCGCTGCCGTTTGTGAGTTAGTCGCTGCGGTGTGTGATTTTTGCACGCTTTCAGTAACCACTAATGCCTCAACGTGTGCCAATGTAGCCTCTTTAGTTTCTTTAAAACTCTTTGTAAGACCGCCCAAGTTAGTGCCGAAGATTGTCACGTTGCCTAAAGCATCTTGAATAGACTCGGAGTAGTTACCTACGTTTCTTCGGTTATCGCCTACTGCGCTCTCGTTATCTTTTAACTTATCTGTGATGTCCTTTATTTGCGTAGTAAGTTGTTGACCCTCTTCGGTGTTTTCTCTTTGCTCTGCACTTAACGAGTTATACTCCTTTGTTAAGATGCCTAATTGCGCCTTTAATTGCTCGTTACTGCCAAGTTCAGCATTCAATGCAGTGTTGTATTGGTCTACCTCTTTAACTGCCGCTCTACGCTCTGCATTTACTTTGCTTAACTCATCTTTTTGACTTGCTAATTCTACTTTGCTTGTTTGGATGTTTGCAGTTAATTCTTGCTCTCTTGCTATCTGCTCATCTGTTAACTGACCTCCAGCCTCTTGCTCTTTACGGAGTGCTGCTAATTCTTTTTCATACTCCTTGATTTCGGCAGTTGTTTGCTTAATTTCATCACGTTGTTCAATCTGCTTTTTAGTTAAATCATCAAGACCCTTTTTAGCATCGCCCAAACCCTTTAATTCTATGTCTATTACTACTTTTTCTGCCATTACTTCATAATTAATTTAGCTTTCACTAATCGTTTAATAATATCATAAGACCATTCTACAATCTTGTAAACTTGGTCTTTGTAAATGTACTCTCGTCTATTGCTAACTATCGTACCTAACTCGTCTTTGAACGTTACCTCTATTATTTTGTTGTTTTTCTTTTGGTTTAAGGTGTTGATGAATAATCCATTTAAAACTTTACCTATCATAACTGGCTCGCTCCAAGTTATTAAAGCATCTATATTCGTTGTGGTTGTATCGCTATTAGTGTAATTAATGTTATCAGCACCATTATATACGTTGTTTCTCCAATCAAATCTTAAAGACAAAACTTTACTCCACGATGTAGGTTCATCAGCCAAATATGGATAATTTTTTGCGAAATTACCATCTCTTGTAGACCTGCTAACCGAATCATAAAGACAATTAAAAAAACTTTCCACAGTTTCAACATTAGAACTATTAAATGTATTTAAATTATACAAATAACTTCCATAGGATTGATAAGGTAATAGTTGAGTTGTTTTAATATATGAATCATTTTCTATGTTTTGTTTTAAATATATTAAATCGCCTTGCAAGTATTCTATATCCGTTACCGTTTCATCTAATACGATGCTATCTAAATTATATTGCTCAATCGTTATGCTTGGTAATGATGCTGGACTTGCACCTATTGGCTCTGTTCCCTCATCTTGTAGCTCAATATAAGCCTTATCTCCCTCAATTTGCAAAACTAAATTAAATTGCTTTAATACGCCTTTTAAAAAATCTAACTGTGAAAAATTGCTAACATAATCAGCCCAACTAACTGCATCTCCTTGGGCAATATTATCATAACTTATCGAACATCTATCTACAACTATACTTGCTTCTGTTAATGGATAACTTGCATTCGTATCTAAAAATACTCCAAATGTAATAATTTCGCCAGAACTAAAACTATAATCTAAATCAAGAGAAAATGTGTTTATTCCATTTTGCAAACTATTACCTACACCAGTTAATTGATTGGTTGTATATCTATTATTTACTCCAAAACTATTCCATATATCTATAAATAACTGTGCGCTATTTAACTCGCCTAATTCGCAAGTTATTTGACCTTTTATTTTAAGTTTATTTATATTTCTATCCAGTTGGTAACTTTTCCCATTAGCAAAAGTAGAAACTGTCATTACGTTATTTGTTAATGCCGTTCCTAAATCAAGTATTTGATAATTAGGGTAGTTATATGTGTAAATTGTAGCCGTTGGGCTTGATGATGGAATTTGCTCTCCACTATTTTCAAAACCATTATGGCATAAAGAAAATCCACTGAAATCGGAATAAACAATTGATTCTCCATAATCGGAATCAAAAAAGTTAGATACCATAGAGTATCCCTCATCCGATAATACTTTATAAACCAAGTGCTTTAAACTAAAAAATGGCGCAGAGTTTTCTGCACTTAATGGAGTTGGGAATAATTGTTCATAAAATGGATTGGCAAAATTAAAACTTATATCAGTTCCTAATGATTTTGGGATAACTGCCTCTAATGCGGTTTTAATATTTGCGTCATTATAAATAAATTGCTGGTCGCTTGGGAATAATTTCCAAAATGGTTTATTCCTTAAAGTCTTAATCAAGTCATTATCCTGCCCCATAAACAAGCACTTGAAATTGTCATTATCGTAGCCAGTAACGTAAAGTACTCCTTTGCTGAAGATATTACCCTCAATAGTGATGTAAGCTTCTCCGCTTGTTTGCGTTTGTGCGCCCTCTGTTGTAATGTTACCAAAAGCCAATTCGTTGTTAGCCGTTCTTGGTAAGGTAAATTGAGTAGATGCCGTTCCCGTTCTGTCCGTGAGGTTTTCAATCTTTGTCAAACCACCCTTAATAACTAAACCGCTTAATGCATCTTCTTTGTAATCAAGTTCTATTTCGTTGTACGTTATCATTTAAAACTCGGTTTTTTTTGTGCGTATCTGTATTTAAAATTAAAATCAATGCCTCGTGATTTGTCAACTAATTTAAAGCTGCCGTCTAACACGTTGATAGGTCTTATCTCTCCATTGATTACTATTGCTTGTATAGGACTGCTCACAAAGTCTTGCAATTCGCCCTTATGTCTGCTTGTGAAAAAGTTACCACGTACCTCATAATCCTCAACGATTGACTGATTCACTTTTACATTAGTAGCTGACGTATTAAAAAAGTTAGTGTTGCCAGTATGAGTGTAACCCCCCGCCAAATAGCTTTCGCTTGATGTCTTAACGCTCTCATAATCGTAGGTCTCAAACTTGATATTCTCTTTAACTCCATATCGGTTAATAAACACAAACTCTTGCACCTTACATCTGTCCTCTACATAGTAGTACATATCGCCTAACGATGCGTGACTTGCTTTAAATCCAGCGTATTTCGATAGTGGTGTACTACTTGGTGGCACAAGTGCGTTAGTCGCTAAAAAAGTTCTATTCAATGGTACGCTAATTAGCCTATTTGTCCAGCTTGAAATATCTATCTCGGCAAACTGTTTCGGTGTAGTGTATTGGTTTGGCTTATCCGCTTCATACGTTACGATGCTAATCTGTGGACTTTGAGCAAACACTACGCACCTATCGTATGCACCTTGATATTTAGGTGCAAAGCTACCATTAAACAACTCCGAGCCGTAAAGCATACCTTTTCGATTTATGCCATCGTTTGCAGTCTGGTCATTAGAGTATCTCAATCCGTCAATATTAGCAAAAGCATAAAACTCATTCGATGTCAATGCCGTTACTCCGTTAATAGGGTCAGTTACTTCGACCTCATATTTGCCGTATAAGTCAGTTAATTCTTCTATGGCAGTTGTGCTATACCCTTGCCCAGAAAGGATGTCTAAAACGCTCTTTAAATAGTTAGAGGCATCAAATGTATATGTATTATTTACTTTTAATGCTCGGTACTTTGGTACGTTAGGAATAGATGCGCCTGCGCTTGTCTTTAGTTCAAACTCTAAATAAGCTGGGTCGTTAGCCGTTTCAGTCGCTACAAACTTAACTGGTAAGTAAGCCGAATATAAGCCGTCTGCCGTTGGTTGTGTTGTTAATGCTATCGCCATAATTTATAGTGCTCCTAATAAAACAATAATATCCATACATAGTGCATCCATCTTCGCAATCAAAGATGCTTGAGTGTTTTCTAATGCAGTTATCTTGTCATCTCGTAATTCAACAAACACCAAGCCATCCGTTATGAATGTTTCTTCGTTTATGGTAATCTTTCCGCTTGTCTGTCCAGTTATCGCAGTTTCTTGAGCCACCGCTGCCTCGTAGTTAACCGCATCCACTTCAAGTTCTGCTATCTTTGCCTTTATACTTTCTATGCTCATTTCCTCAATTTTAGTTCTTGTGTAATAACGTATACTTGTGCTTTTCTTGCTATCTCTCTTCTATTTTCATCTAATACTTGCTTGGTAATTTGTAGCCTTTCTTTTTGGTCGTTTATCCAAGCATTGCCCTCAAAAATGTTTTTTTGTACTAATAATCCGCTTTTCCCCCAGTCATTTGGATTAGGGTATCTTTTGCTTCTATTTACAACCCATCCCCTTAACTCATCCAGTCCAACTCTTGTACCTGCTGGTATGCCGTTGTTAATTTCTTCCCAATAGTCAACTCCATAAATGTACAAATGGTCTCCATCTATAACCTCTCGCAAACTTCTTACCGCTTCGCCACTTGCAGAGCGTTTGTGATAATCCATTTTTTGCTCAATCTTAATTTTCAAAAAGTCACCTAATTGGCTCATACCTCAAAATCACTTAACCGGTTTAACACTCTCTCAATTAGGTTAACATAACCCTCGTAGTTTAGGTTCTCGACTGGAACATCTGTAAGATGCACTCCAAACTTTGCAGTATCAGTAGTGAATGTGACATCCACGCTAATGGTGTTCTTTGATACGTGTAATTGGATAGTATCTTCATCCGCCCAAACTGTTGGGTCTACTATCTCTACATTGAATTGTTCAAATTTATAAGTTGCCATAGTTTTATTTTAAGTTAGTGTTGCGCCATCCCAAGTAAATGTTCGCACCCACATAGCGTAGTTATTAGATGTTTTAGAAATCGCCTCTAAATCGAAAGTATTCCTTTGCTTGTAGATAGCGGTTGCAGTATTACTTGGTACTGTTGTTGATGTATACAAACGATTACTAAATGGGTTGTAAAACGGATAGTCATTTATCCCAGATTCATCATTGTAGTTAATTAAAGTAGACATTTCCGAAGCATTAACTACATACCAATTTCCAAAGCCACCAGTAGTGTAAGGTTGACCACTCATCCAAGTTGTCCAATCGGCAATGCCATTATTACTATCGCTATTAGAACTTAAAATATATCCATTGACATTTGTTCCACCATCCCATGTTCCCCAATCTATCACAATGTTTTTAGTGAACGTTTGACCACCGAACTCATCAGTAAATCTTTCAGTATTTCCAAATCCGTTATTATAGAATAATGTATTTACATCTACCTCTCTACCGCGCTGCAAATCGCCATCATCTCCAGTCGCATAGCTTGTCGTTTGACCACTTTTTAAAGGTAATAATCCTTTTGAAGAACACCCAGCAGATGTATCAACTACTATCTTGTTTCCCACTACACTATCTGGAGTAATCGGTGCATCGCTTGTATCTACCAATTCAATGTCTTGGTCTTTTACGCTCGGCTTCGTTAGAAATGCGCCACTATTCAAGGTAATGTTTTCATCGGGCAGTTCTAAATCTCCACCACTTACTACGTTAACATCGTACGAATCATCACTATTGCTTACTCTTGCATCTGCTCCGCCCTGCGTTACTACTATCTCATAGCCAGTAAATGTAGCATCGTTGATTAAATCTCCATCTTGATTCTTTAAGATAAGTTCTAAATCCACGTTACACGCTTGTGTATATCTCAATACATCGTTGAAATACACTTGTACTTGGCTTGGTGTAGGTGCTATTTGCTCTGGGTCAACGCAGAAATCTCGCTTAATGGAAATATTAACCCGGAAATCAACAGTTAAAAACTCATTTATTCCTAAACGTTCCGCTATTGGAATTTCCTCTGTGCTAATTATCTCTAAATAATCATCTCCACTCTCAAATGGCATAGCTTGTAGCCAGTTGTAGAAATACGTTCTAAGCGCGTTTTGTTGAGTTACTATGTAATCACGTTGGTAGGTGTCTGTTTCCACCCTTACGCTATCCGGAAAGGTAGTAATCAAGTAGACATTTAGGCTCATCTCTGTCCCTACTTCATCAAAGTTATTAGTCTCGCCACTATAACGCCACATAAGGCAAGGCATTGTCTGCTCTAACAATAAGTTGACGTCAAAAAGTGTTTCTATCTCTGTATAAGTAAGCCCATTATCTATGGCTTTATCTCTTATTCTATTCCTTAACTCAAGCAAGTTCATATCTCGGTAAATTTAACTATTCTAAATTACAAATTTTTTAATTATTGAGCCGATGCACTCTTATATTCTATAAACGCCATAACCTCATCTAATCTTGTGTTCAGCACTTGGTCGAATCTATTCAAATCCTTTTTCCAAAACTTCCACCACGCTACATCGTATGAAAAGACTCCAGACTCTGCGACACTTGCGAATAAAGGATAGTAGCCCAACTGACCGAGGTACTTGTTAGCTTTTCCATTTCCTCTACTACTGCCGAATGTCGCTGGGTGTCTACCTTGTAACTCCTCAACGAACTCAACAAAAAAAAAGCGCACGAGTAAAATAAATCCATTCTGCCGTACTTCTTTAAAAACTCTATACGCTGATTGATTTCTTCCAAGTCTTGATAGTATTCTCCGTTTCTCATGTAAACCGCAGCAATCAATAATCCTTTTTCTGCATCGTTGTAGTCTTCGTGCATAGCTAATAAACTCATTACATCCATAAAATCTCCACAAGTACCTTGCTCAAATTTAGGTACGCTAAACTTCTTGCCTTTTATCTTAAAATTGCGCTTTGGCTTTTCTTCGGATAACCACCCAAACTGAATGAGGAACAAGTTATTAATCTTATTAAATTCTACGTTCAGTAATTCCTCGTAAGTAATCCCCTCGCCTAACGATGCGATAGTGCCACACATAGACTCTATGACCTTTACTTGGCTTTCTTCAAGTTTACCCTCCTCAAACAATCTATTAGCCTCTAATGCTAACTCTACATACTTGTAAGCGTTGTTCCATTGCTCAAGAGTAACCTCGTGTCTACCAGTAGGTAGCTTAACTATTTTCTTCTCTTTGCCGTTTGCTGTGATTCTGTATTCGTTCATCTTCTATTTTTGCCAGTAGTTTGTATAACTTATTCTCATCCCTTAAGTTAGGGCAATCATTCAACTTTTCAATTAGTTCTAATATCTGTGATTCTAACTCCATTATAGGTACACTTTAGGTTTAGCCTTTCCGTAATTATACCAAACAAAATACCCCATCGCATCTGTACTGTGGTTAATGCTTTTATCTGGCTCATCGTTCTTATATCCTATCGTTTCTAAATGCTCTGTGAAGATAGGGCATTTATAGGTATTTATAAAAACCGTTTGATTTTCGAACACCTTGTTCATCGTGTTAATCCTATCCCTTACAAACGGATTGCTTGTTAATGCCTTAATCCCAAAGTTGTACTTCTTGAGGATGTTAATGTCCGTTTCCGCTGCGCTTGTTTTTCTATTCTTACCACTTGCATCCGGGTACACTATTACTCGGTTATTAGGAAAGTCTTGCTTTATCTTACTCGCTACTGAATCGGTGTTGTAGTAATTAATATACTCTGCTACCGCAGTCGCTACTCCGTTCTCTATCACGTTCACAATAGCGCACATTTGATTAATATTAAAGTCCATTCCAACGTGTAATATTTCTCCTTCTTGTGCTTCTCTATTCGAATGGTTATTTACCCTATCAAAAGCATAGTAAACGTTTCCGCTTGTGATATTTACAAACTCGCCATTGAGATAAGCCTCTAATTCCGTAGCTGAATAGATGCCTTTTAAGGTTTCAATGTATGCACTTGGGAGATATGGGTTATCTTTTGTTTTCGCTTTAACCAGCACTCTATTTTCATCCTTATTTTTAACAAAGAAATCGTACATAAACCTAAACCCCTCTGGAGTGCTTACAAAGTCTAACGAGTTATGCTCTCCATTAGGTAGCTTCTTTCTATTCCTTGCTACCACATTGACTAATACTTGTCGCATTTTGTCTTTAGGCGGTATATCTGCTTCGTCTATTAAGCTATAACCTACCTCATACCCAATTATGTACTCGGGACTATCTATTGACCTCATTATTATTTTCCCGTATTCGGTGTTAAACTCTTTATCCGACTTATTAAGGTCGTAAGTAATACCCATCATTTGCAGGTACTTCTCAAAATTGGGGAATGCGATGTCTTTTATTAGAGAATAAGTAGGTAGATAATAAGCTACCGAGATGTCTGGATACTGCTTCTTCTTTTCAATAGTCTTAATTGTAGCTGCGATACTCTTTCCACTACCGAAACCAGCAACCAATCCAGTATGTACTGCGTTGCTCTTTAAGAACTCAGCTTGATGTGTTAGTATTTCTATCATTCACTATGACGTATTGCGTAGGCTCTACTGTTCGGTTTGTGTTATCTACTTCTTGTTTATCTTTATAGCCGTGGTTGTTCTTTAAATCGAAAATCGTAATAGTCGGATTGGATAGCCCTACTAAGCCGTTAACCACCTTTTGCCGTTGCACTCTTAACTTCGCTTTTTTTATTGCTCCAAAAAACGGCTCATACCCTTTGGCTTTTTCGTAGTTGCTTAATGTTTGATAAGTGCAGTCTAAAGCTATGGCTAAACCCTCTATCGTGTAAGGCTCTGTAATTGGCTTTCCGTCTTTTACCAGTACTACGTTCTTATCACAAGCATCAAAATAAGCGTCTATATCCTTTTGCAAATCTTCTGGTGTTTCCCACTTCTTCGCTCTCCCATCATTGCCTATCTTAAACCATCCACTATTTTGCTCTGCCATTATTCAATGCTTTTTATTATCTCATACGCTACCATTCGGTAATCTTCTTCGTCTCTATCTTCGTTAATCATAGCGCATAACTCTTCAAATGTTGTTTCGGTTAGTTTACTTGGTAGATTCCAGTCGTTTGATAAGTTCATTATTAGTATCGTTAGGTATATTATTTCACATTCCTCGTATCTCTCCTCTTTTTCGAGCCAATCCATAACGACTAAAGCGATGTAAACACCGTATTCCAAAATAAACTCGGCGCACTCCTCTAAATCATCTACCGTAAACATTTGTCATCTCTTAAACTTAAAAAGAGCAGGTGCATAGTCCAAACACCCACTCGTTTAACCAAATTAAATCGGCTTAAATATACGAAACATATTTTACTTTATTGTTTAAAGTTATTAACATTAGTTAAAGAAGTTGCCCTCCACTAATTTGTTTACTGCGTAGGTTAAGTAAATAATAATAATATACAAGCCTATTAGCCATCTGTCTATCTGTTTCATAGCTTTTATTTAGTTTAACAATCTACCAATGCCCAGGCGGTCAAGTAAACAATAGAGCTAAATGGTACCACTACAAATAGCACTCTCCATAACCAAATAGGTAATGGCGTATGCTTACCTAAATAAGAACATACACCACCTATTAATCTATCGTCATTTATTGCTTTCATATACTATCTATTGCTTCTTCAATCATTTGCTTTACTTGTGGAATCGGAGTATAACATTCCTTAAGTTCTTTAAAATCTTGTTTCCACTTTCTATTGACGCTATGCTTTATAGCTCTTACTCCATTGCCTTTGTCATTGAAAAATGCAAGAAACTTGATTTCTTCTTTAGTCACTTCGTAGACATAAGCCAATTTATGTGGCACATAGTCAAGCTTGTAAAAATTTCCAGTCATCTCTTTCATCTTAAATGCTCTTGCTCAAGTAAATTGTCTATAGCTTCCTGCTCTGTTCTTCCATATCCGATGAAATCGCCCTCATCCCAATCTTCTCGTGATGCTGACCAGTCATAATCCCTTGATGGTATCGGTGGGCAGTCGTGGCTTGTTGTTATCTTTCTCATTGTTTTAATATTTTTTATCTACAATCATCTTGTAAATTATTAGCTGCGATAGAAACCCAAGCAGCGGCATTATTTCTTTTATAATTGTTTTGTGCAAAAAATGGGTCAAATGATTTGTTGATGGCATCAGTCTGCAATGAAATGGCTGATACTACTTCATCAAAAGATAGATTTTCAACATCTTGAATATTTAACCCTAATTTTTTCGTTGACAAATAACCACTTTTTGTTTTATACCCGATAAGCAATATAATTTGTTCATTATCTAATCCTTTTTCTTCGCTTTTCAAGTCAACCCATTCAAGTTGCACATTAAATGATAAATTGTTACCGTCTATACTTGCATTTGAGTAGGATAAAATATTTACATCACAACCAATGGCACTATAATTT